CCTCGGCCATGTTCTTTTCGCCAATCAAGCCCTTGCTGAGCCTCTTCGCGAACGCCTTTCGGTGGAGTGAAGTCGATATCGTCGTACTTGGCACGCTCGATGCCTTCGCTCGCGTAAAGTGCTGCGACCTGCTTTTCCGCATCGAACTCCGACGAGTGACAACCCATAACTTCGCCGTCTTCTTTGACGACGCCGTAAGGTTTATCGATTGGGCACGCTTCGGATTCTTCGACGCTATACGGCATCGCTAGCCTCCGGTAGTTTTGTATCCACACTGCCGTCAATCGCGTCGTTGATTAGTGCTTCGACGTTCTCGGCGCTCATGCCGATGGACGACAAAAATACTCTTGCTTGCGTCTGCGATATGGTTTTATTGGCTAGGTCTTCGAGCGTCTTGGCGATCGCTTTTCGGTTGCGATTAAACTGCAAAGTCGATAGACCCATCATCTCGCCGCTGCCGGTTTGACGCTGTTCTTGTGGTTGCGTTGGACTCGACTGAGCCGTTGGCGACTCTGCTGGTGCCATAGCCGCCGTCTGCGCCGCACTGATCTGTTGCTGACGTTCTTCCGGCGTGATCAAGCCGAGCTTCTTTCGCATCCGTTCTTCTTTTGCGCGCTGATAGAAGACACTTCGGAACGATCGACCGCGCGAACCAAGCACGTTTTGATAAGTATCGGTAAACGAATTAAGTGCCATTTCGCTGGCGGTCTGCTCGCTCTGTGGATCGACCCATTCCCATTCTGGCGTCTGCCATTCCACCGGTGCATAGCGCCGACGGTCGTCGAGTAATTCCGCCGAAGTTGCAAAACCACGCAATGCGGAAATCGCGGCTGCGTCGCAAAACGCATCCCATACCGGCTGGCATAGGTGCCGAATCAAATACTGCTGCCAGCATCGGAACCGGCGACGATCTTCCAGTTGGCTCGTTCGACTTGAGCTGTACGAGGTTTGGCTGTAATCGCGTGCTACGACCTCATAGGACAATCCGGTGCCGACTGCGATGCCGCGAAGGATAAGCTGAATCCAAGGCTCTGCACCGGCATTCGGACGACCTGGATTAAGGCCAACGACATCCTCGCCTGGTGCTAATTCCATAATCATGCCTGGCTCAACGTAGCGTTGACGATTGCCCGCCGCATCGGTTCCCGTTCCGCCATCAGGATCAAATAGGTTGCCGACTGGCGTATGGCTCTTGATTGCGACGGTAAAACACGACGCAACTGCCGAGGCTTGCAGTTCGTTATCGACGTACGTTCCGAGGTCGCGAATCCAAGAAAGTGCCGGTGCAAACCAAGTCACGCCGCGAGTCTGCCCAACTCGATCTCGACGAAATAGGTGCATGATTTCGTTCGCGGGAATCCGTTCTGGCGTTCGAGTAAAAGCGTATGGCTGGAGTGGATGGTCTTTGTAAATCCAGTAGGCAACTGGTTTGCCGAGGTCGTCCACTTCGACGCCACGGATGATTCTATTACCGCTATCGGCAGACAATCGAGCCGCATAGGTGTCTTTGTCGCCTGCAAGTCGATCCGCCTCGATTACTTCGAGTGCCAATGGTACGGGCCGCAAGATACCACGGTACACGGTATCTGGCGTGCGAATAATCCGTACCAGCACCTCGCCAGCCTCGACGATTTCTCGCTGAGCTGCCGCTTGCAATTCCTCGAACGTGTAGAGTCCGTTGACATCGCAAACTTCGCACCACTCCGCCCATAGCTTGTCGCGAACGTCGTTGACATCTTCGACATCTTCGCCTTCTGGCGTCTCATAGGTCGATTGAGCTTTGATACCACAACCTACGACCGACGAGACGATTGTATCGACGACACCCCAAGCGTAAGCGTTATTGCGGACCATATCGCGAGCCCACGCCCGAAGGCGATCCGCACCGAATGGTCCGAGTAGTTCCATGTCGGCAGGTTGGTTTTTAGGCGTGCGGCTCGATGCGACTCGCGATGGTTCCGCACCCTGATAGGATCGTAAGAGCTTTCGTGCCTGCATCCTGCGAAGGCCAGATAGCGGTGACACTGCCGAAACGATCGAGTCAAGAATTTTGCCGATCATCTGCGGTGCCTCGTCATCTTGCCAAGGCTAATCCCGCCGCTTCCTGATTCGCGCTGTGCTTGAATCTGAAGTTGACGACGCTCCTCGAATAACGATCCGAGGTCGAGCTTCGTTACGGTACGCGCACCAATAGAATAACTCGATGCACCGCCTGTAAGAAGTGCTTCGATTGCTGCGTCGATTAGTGCTAGTAGTGATGCTGCTGATGCCATGCGATAAAATCTAGCACGGCCAAAACAACACCTAAAATCATTGTACTATTCCAATAGTACAATCGGGCAAAAAAATCAGCCTTCTTGTGCCCAAGTGTTACCGCAAAAACTGCACTTGCAGTATCGAACGCGACCGCGAGTCGTGTAGACGCGACTGTAATTTTTTCCATGTGGACGGATTCCGACGCATATCGTGCAGGCCCGCGCCTCGAACTCCCTTGCTTTTGGTTTCGCTATCGTCTCCGTGGTATCCACCCGCCCGGCCTCTGCCGAAATCTCGATCCGTGCTGCGTCTTCTGCTGCTGCTGTCGAGGCTGCGGTGATGGTTTTGGCTGTGACGGCTTGGCCTGCAATAGTACCTCGCTTGGCGTTATCAGGCTCAGGCCGAGTGCTTCCGTACACGCTGCCGCTAGATACGTTGCGTCGAGCCAGTGATTGTTTGGATTTCTTTGAACCCATTGCTGCTTTTCTCCTTTGCCTTCCACGAATTGGTGAACGAGTTCTTCCGAAACAATATGCTGTGCGAACGATAGATGCCGCCGTGATCCTTCCGGCTGATAAATCGATAAAGAGCCACGCCGAAGCATATTGTTTTCGTCGAATGTCGGCGTCAAAAACCGTTCGTGCACCCACTGTTTCCAGTAGTCGGTGTCGAGTTCCTGTAGCCAGATGTTTGCCGAGTCCAGATATTGTGCGTGCTGGTTCGCCGCTGCAACACACTTTTCGCTCGTCTGCTTCCTTCGCTGGTATTTGTGAATACCTTTCGATGGACGAAAAATTCCGCGAACCTGACGGCAAAACTCATACACGGCGTTGGTATAGGTGCCGCTGTCGCAAAGCACCATATTGATCTTGCGTTCTTGGCCCGCTGCATCGATGTATTGTGTATTGAGCAGATAGTCACGCCAGTTAAGCAGACAACGATAGATCGCTGGTTCCGACGCTTCCATATCGGCAAGTCTGTCTTGATGCCTCACGCCATCGTTGCCGCTAACCTCCGCGATACCGTAATCGACAACAACACCACCAGCACCACGCCACCACGCTGTTACGACCCAGTGGCAATTGTATTTGCCGATGTCAATGCCTGCTGTGAGATATTCGGTGTTCGCGGGAAGTTGCCGCCGTGCAAGTCCACTCATGCGACTTGCAACGATCTCTGCTGTCAGGCCCATATTCTGCGGCCCGGCTTCCTCCGGTGGATCATTGTCGACTTCAGTAGCGACCGCCTTTTTGCCAACGTCCGCGACTCGGTTGTAGTAGGCATGAACTGCGGACAATTCGAGCGGCTGTCCGTCTGCGTGCAAATCTCCATTGTACGATGCGTGATTCGAGACCTCGGCACCACGTTCGATCTCGGCCTGATTGTCACGCCAAAACGCAAACGCTTTGCGCGCGTCTGGATCGTCCGCACCACGCAGTTGCCGAAGCTCGATATATTGCTCAATCAAATCCATTCGATCCGGTGGACGCAGCATCTTGCGGTAACGACGACCGTTCCATGACGGTTTCTGCTTTGGATCGGTGTATTTGTAAGCGTTGCACTTGCGATTTAATGTCGTGCAAAGATAGACGCGCGCTATACGTTTTGCCGAGGAACCCATGCCGCCGATGTCTTCTTCAATCGTTGTTTCGTTTTTCGCGATCGACTCGTCGGAGTTCGCACTGTACTTGTCTTCGATATCGTCAATTACTGCCAATGTTGGACGCTGCGATCGAAACTTAAATCCGCGAATACGACCATCGATACCAACCGCGCCGATTACCTGACCGCACGCAACCGACTTGACACCAGCAGGCCAACCGAGAAGCTCTGTCGGTATATTTGGAAACGCGAAATGCTTCACGCCGAGATACATGCCGATGAATTTGCCGCCTACGGTTTGCAGTCTCGCATTGGCTGTCGATGCACCAATTGCGACTAGCGGAATCCCTAGCTCCGGGAAGTCATCGATAAAATCGTTGCTTGCTAGGATGCGTTCACGAAGTGCTTTGAGTTCGTCCGATGCTGCGTCTTGATTTTTGCTAATTACTACCGGGAACGGTGATTTGCCGGCAAGCATCAGCGTGAACGCACCGTCCATCGCAATCGTTGTTTTGCCTTCGCCGCGCGGAGCTGCAATCGCTTGGTCGCCACCATAGAGAGCTGCACGCCAAATCGAAGCTAACATATCGCGACGATCTGCGGTAAACGCTTCCTTGTAGGTCTGCGGGAAGTAGGTCGTGAGAAGCAGTTCGGGATTCGCTAGGCACGCATTGCGACGAGCTACGTTGACTGGTGGAGGTATCGTGATCGCTCGACCGCTGGCCCGCTGCTTGGCCTTGCGTTCACGATCGCGAGTCTTCTCATCCTTCCATATTACTTCCGGTTCTGCCTGCTTCGACATTGCCAGCAGGATAGCTTCCTGATCGGTCTTGGGCAATTGCGTCAACAACTCGTGCAAGTCCGAGTCGTTGAGCTGCGTTAGCGATTCGATCCAGTTGCTCACCTTGCATCCTTTCGGAATGATGCTCGTCGATCTGTGCGAGCTTTTCCTGTTCGATGTTGTTTCGATCTGCCGCGATCAACGCCTTGATTGCCGAGGTTCGCTCTCGTGCTGAATTACTTGCATCTGCCGCGATCTGCATTAAAACTCTCATCATTAGTTCGCGTTGTCGATCTTCGATCGGCCATCGTTCGCGTAGTGCACGTGCCATCATGCGGGTATCACGAATGCCCATTTTCTAGCACCCTGCTATTGGTACGCGTACCATGCTGTTTAGTATATTTCCCTCTGGATTCACTTTTCTATTTCTTCTGGCCCCCGGCGATCCGCCAACCGAAAACACCTTTTGCCCCCATTTTTGCTTCATTCGCTCGATGCCTTTCTGCTCGATTTCTTTCGTTCGCATTGACACAAATCCGCCCGGTTTCTTCCCGTGGTCGTGGATATAGTGAAACATATTTAGCCGCAATGTTCGATGGTATTTGCGGATATTCTGCAACCAGAAATCGTAGTCGTCTTTTCCTTCGACGGTTTGGTCGTACTCCAATTCCGTATGTAAATGACCATTGAATGGACCTAAAACTGGCGACAATAGATTGAACGGCCTGAATGACGCGTACGCCATTTCGTCACTATTCTGATTGATCCCCCATAACCTAACTTGCATCTGGCTAGCTAAACTAAACCCTTCGTCAACTAATTCTAAACACTGCACACAACTTAACGTGCAATCCTTTCCGTTATCGAACCGATGAATGCTTGTGATATCGTCGTCTAGTATTAGCGTATATTTCGATGGCGAACGCTTTAGTATCGAATTGCTTTTGCGACACAAATTACCGTCTTCGCTATCTGGAATAGCTGCGATATTCCTGTAGTTCTTTTTGTATGCGGAATACTGTGACTGCGGCACCCATATTGTCGCATCTGGAAACACGTCGATGGTCGTTACTGACGATGACCGCCTAAACGACTTAATAGCTATGTGAATATCCTTCATTGACGACCTTTAGGAAGTGCTGTGATGTAATGACGCGGCCTATGCCTGTCTTTTCTATGGTCGACGTTTCGACTTGTGATGACCGCTTCGTCTCTACTTGAAATCGTTCACATGCGACTTGCCAATCTAGTTCATTATCGAAAACGATAACCAGATAATCCTGTCGCTCGTGCAACTCTGGTGATATCTCTAGTTCTGGCTTTTCTGCTTTTTCGTGTACATCTTTTCCCGGAACGACGCCATTATCTTCCGCCAGTTCTGCAAGCATCTCTGCTAATGCTTCGCTGCCGGTTTGCACTTCGCGTAGCAATTCTTCTAGCTTGCCGGCATCCGCTTCGGCCATCGCACCTAACGGATCGAATGTAGCTAGGATCTTATCCGCCTCCGATTTGGTGACATCTAGCACTAACACCGGTATCTCAGCATCACCTGCGATCTCGGCTCGTGCGTGCCCGTCAATGAGCTGTAGCGATCCGTCAGGCAACTCGCGAGTTAGTGCCGCTCCAGCAAAACCAATTTCGCTTAATACACCGGCCAGTGCATCTAGCTGGTTCTGCGGATGCAACCGCCAATTTTTTTCGTGAGGAATCAGCAAACTTGCT